ATACTACAGTACCATTCAGATGACTTAGGGTTAGGTAAAGTCCTTTCTGCTTACGACGAATAACTACAACAATAAAAAAATAAAGGGCCCCGTTAGGAGCCCTCTTGGACCCCTTAATTGGGGTCCTTTTTTTTAGTAACCTTTACCTTCCAGTATAGGTTGTGCATGTTCCACAGTGTCTCTTGCTTTCTTGGCAAGAACATTAGCCATCTTCTCGGCTTCATCTGGTTCAATGCCTCGATCAATATAACCTGCATAATTCTCTGCAGCTACGTGATCAATGATTGCATTGTTAATCTCAGGGGTGTACGCAAGGGCAGGGTCAAGCCCTAGCTCCTCAACGTAGTCCATGTCATCAACACCGTCATGCCTCATAATATTAAAAGATTGTTTATCACTCATAGTTATTCATCCTTGACGAATATGCCATCAACCATTCGTCCAGTTCGTTTGCTGATAACCTCATAAGCTTCATCGAGGCACTCAAATAAATTAGTATTCCAAAGCTTAGCTTGTATAGCGAGAGTAACGAGTATGTCACCGATAGCATCGATAGCTTCCTCCTTATCATCAGACTGTATAGCATCCCCAAGTTCAGCAACTTCCTCTTCAGTCTTGGAGAACTGCTTTAGTTTACGCTCAGTTGTTATGGGCTTATCCGTAAGTATACCTCGGGAGTAACCCCAAGTAAGCACCTTAGTTTCTAAGTCTTCAAACATTTCAAAATTACTCATTACCATCTACCTCCACTAAACACCCAAGGGATACCATATTCATATATAGTCCTAACGCACCAACCATTGCTAGGTTGGATAGCCTTCCATTATATTTCTGGACTAGCTCATCAAGTTCTTGAATTAAATTCTCTTCAACTCTGAAGTGCTCCTCCGTTAATATCGGTTCGTCTGTATTCAGAACCCCCGGCATTTGTACTACTTTTTTCTTATCACTCATATAAATAATCCTTAGGTTACGAGAAGAAATAATCTGAGCTTACTACCTCTTCGACTTTAAGGTCTCCAAGCTCAGGTTGTGTTACAGAATACCCTTTGAAGTTATCAATCAGCATCGATTGGATTCTATCAAAGAAGTTATTTACATTATACAACATGGCAAACTGCCACTTAGTATGCTCAACAAGTTTATCAATGTCACAAGCATGTGTGGAGAATGAATCATGTACAGCCCCAAAGGTCCCAGGGAATGCCTCAATGACCTTAGCCATATGAGCAGCATCCATTGAGTGTACGAAGTTAGGTGAACATCCAGATGCAAAGGATCTCCTGCAGGGTATTAGGTCACCCTCTTTAGTTATCACAGGTATCTTCACACTATGACCTATCCTACCTATAGACCTTATGGTACTACGGAAAGTCATATTCTTTTGCTTCCATACTTCATACAACACAGGGAATCCTGAGGGTGTAGTCCACTGCAAACAAGTCTCACCACTGTCGATGAGAAAGTTAGTTACTTTCTGCAGGAACTTCATGGTCTTCAGGGGGCCCACACAAGTATCGTTGATTGCTAGTATTAGGTTACGGGCTAGTAGGTCACAGTCATCTCTTGAGATCTTGTACTTCCTAGTGTAGCCTTCTACCTTACAGTCATGATACATGTTCTCTGCTATCTTACGTTGCCCTGCAGAGTACGCCCTTGTCATTGCCCCACGTTTAGCTATCCCTTTCCTTATGCACTTCATAGGTATGTTACGTTCAGCAAACCATTCAGGCATCCTGTCTATTAAACGTTTCGCAACCTGTACATAAAAGTCCTTTTGTATATCTTGAGGAACAAGTGACACAAGTTCTCCAGCTTGTTTATCTTTAGACATCGCAGCCAAGTGCTGCCATCCATTGTTACTCCCGTCAACAGGGATAGGAAGTCTGGAGTAGTAGTCCCCTTCAGCCTCGGAGTATCCCTTCAGATCCAGACAGCAAGCCAGTAGAGTCACTGGTTTCTCTGCCTCCATTCGGAACCTTAGGTTCTTCCCATCCTCTAAAAGACTGTCCATGTTTTCTACAGTCCACCTTGCCCTGTCTCCTAAAGTCATTTTGTCTACGGATAGAGTGTCCAACCCTTCCTCTTCTAAATGACTCTTGTAGTCTTTGGTTATCCATGTTAGTTTCTCCAGTTCCTTCAGGGTATACGATTGATTATAAGAACATGCAGTATGAATGCACAACCAATAGAACCCCCTCTCGTCCACAACCTTACTATCAGAGAACTCAAAGAGTCCCTTGGCTATGTCTGAACCTTGGAAGTTCAGGAAGGGTTCAGTGTAGTAAACCCTACCACGATAGTCACACTCAACTGCTTGGAAGAAACTCCTAGTGCCTATAGCTCTAGCCTTAGTTAAGGTGAACTTCATCTCAATCCTTTTCGACCTACCCTTATCTGATTTATCTTCCATGTCTACGAACTTAGATACGTTATCCCTAAGTGCTTTAACAAGGGTAGTGTTTAAACGCCACTTAACCCTCTGTAGCTTGTCTAAAGCTTTAACAAAGGGCTCATCTAAGAGTTGGCTAAAGTCCCTCTCAGAGGTCATACGTTTGATATATGGTCTCTTGGTTATAGGGTTCCTTAGTCCAGCTATAGGCGGGAACATTCTGAAACTTGTACCTGATAAGGTAGTTGATTCATATGATGGAGGGATCTCTCCCAGATCCTCCCACTTCTCTGTTAGGAATATAACATACGGGGCACGATATCCCTCGTACTCTCTTTCGATTTCTATGTAACCCAGCTGTAGGAAAGCTTCAATGAATAAATCACCCACAGAAAATAGTTCTGTATAGGTGCTACTAGTTATCCCTATCCTGGATACAACAGCTAATCCGATTGATGAAGAAGTGTTGGTTAACTTGAATGGTTTACCATTAGAGCTACGTGACCTTAAGAACACACTTTGAGCAGTAAGCACTGCAGTCACAACCAACTCTTCGTAGTCGATACCGTAATCTACATGCCTGTTAAGCAGTCCGATGCCCGAGTGATTCCTCCCCCGAGCACCCTCTCTGTTACTCCTAATGTACTCTGCTACTTCGTGAATAGCATTAGTCATTTGAACTCCTATCTTAATCTATAAAATCTAAGAAATCTACCTGACCTTTCAAACGTTTAGTCTTCTGGTCATAGTAGGCGGAACCACAGTCGCCAGTCAGTCCAGTAAATCGGGACTTCAGGACCCTGAGGTGTATTGTGTTACGTTCATCTTCATTGGTGGCAATCAAGTTACGAGCAAAGGTAACAATATCAAAGCTGATTTGTTTGATAGAACCTGAACCCTTGATGTCATCAATAGAAGCGAGGTGTCCTTCCTCAAAGGATTTCCCTTGGGATTTCCTTAAGTGGGATATGATACCTAGCCATACATCATGCTTCTTTACAATCTTAAGTAAGTCAGACATGATAGCATCGATAGCTTCATTCCCTGTTTTACCATCAGTACCTTCCGATACTGCAATGGTGATGTGGTCTAGTACTAGGTACTTACAACCCAGTAAACATAAGTTCTCTATCTGATCTATAAGAGATGAATCAGATACAGCACCGTTATGATCAAGCAAGATGAGACGATTATCTCCAAATACTGCATCAAACGCTTTTCTCTCCTGTTCTTCTGTAGGATCTTCAGGGGTAAACATCTGTATAAACTTCTGAGCTGAGTCACCAATAGATTCCTCAAGGGATATCATACCAATGTTATCTTCTGTCTCAGTCTTAAGTTGCAAGATGATCTCTTTGATCATTGTTGATTTACCACTACCAGTACCTGAGGTGAACAAGGTAATCTCCCCTTGCCTCATACCTGATAGCTTGTCGTTAAGACCTGATAGGCAACTAGGGTATGGGACAGACTTAACAGTCTTACGTTTAGTAAACTCTTCCCATATATCTTCCCCTCTCACTACACTTGCTGGAGTATAAGGTCTTGCATTCCAGTAAGCGTTAATGATTGCGCTATGTCCATGTTTTATTAAAGTCTCACATGGATCATTCTCAGGTAGGTGGGCTATCCTTACCCTATCCCACCCGATAATCTTAGCTGCTTTCTCCACAGCTTTCTCACCAGCCTCATCCTGATCGAACATAAGTACAACTGTATCAAATGATCGTACCCAATCTCTGTTAGCAATCAATGGACCTAGCTGACTTGAGGATGGGAGTGAGACAGTGGCATAGATCTTTCCACTTTGAGTTAAGTTAGATTGAGCCACAGCCATAGCATCTAGTTCACCTTCAGTGATTACTAGGATCTTACCACCACGATTGAAAGAGGATTGACCGAACAGTTCAATGTCGTTGAAGTCTCCCTTAACCTTAAAGGACTTAGGTAATTCCCGTATCTTATAAGCTACAACTTCCCCTTTCTTAGTGTAAGGATAGTAGTGAGCTTCGATTGTACCGTCTTGGTTATACGATACCTTCATCCCAAAATGTTTAGCGACTTGCTTTGTGATACCTCTTTCCTGTACACCACGAGTATCATAGGATTCAATTGTCTCCATTGATTCATGGGCTACGTAGGTTTCTGGTTGTTGCATATCGACTTCTCTTTCTTTATCAAATGTAGTTTTATTGCATACGTAACACTTGCCTACCCCATTGGAGTACATACCGACCCCATCAGAGGAGCCGCAGTGTTTACATGCTATGTGTCTTACAAATCTATCTTTACTCATTACGACCACCGTTGTTCTTTAAGCTTCTTTGCCATCCTTCTTTTCTTCTGGCTCTCCTTGTCCCTCTCCATTCGAGCTACCTTCTTGTTCTTCAAGCTCTTCTCGTATTGAAGCTGCGATTCCGTCGAGTCTATGTTTTGTTTCATCGTTAATAGTTTCCTTCGGTATAAATTTAATTGCACCAATTTGTCTATTCAGGAATACAGGGTTACCATCAGGATACTTCTCGGTCAATACATCTAACGACCATTGAACCTTTACCTCCCCTGCGGATAGGCCACCCTTAGTCTTGAACAGTTGCAGTATATCATACGTAAAGTATTCACTACCCAGATCACTGATCAATTTATTTATGTGGGAAGATGAGCTTGTATATGTCTTCCAGTTGGAGACAGCTCTCTCTTTCCCCTTGCGGTACATGTGGAATTGTTTCCTACCGATATACCTTTTAGGTTCTTCGGGATGATTACAGGTTATCAAATATATAAACCCAAAGTAATCATCGGGATCAAAGTCAGGGCCATCATAACTCCAATGGCCCAAGTACGTGTCACTCATTGTACATCTCCTAGTATCAATTGTAAGTGTGACCACCTAAGGCTTGCTGTACCCTAACATAGTCTTTCAGCTCTTCATCTTCAGCTGTATCTTTGACATCCTCTGTCTCAATGGGTTCCATAGGTTCCTCCGCAGGTGTAGTCCAGTCCAACCTTATTCCCCAGTATTTAGTATCCAACCCTCTCCCCTTACCTTTGCCGTTGTAGTACCTTTCGTATTTCTCTTTCAAGAATTCCTGGTTGTCCTTAAC